CTAGTATATTAGAACAATATGATAGATTAAATTTAAATCCAGATAGTCCAAACTACATCGCAAGAGCAATTGGAGATAGATATGGTGAATGGAATGAAGATAGACAAAAAGTAATTATATATGGTGATTATCCTACCAAATCAAGATATATTAGAATTGAAGTAGACGCATCAATAGATAATGGAGCAGCTTCACCTAAATTATCACCAAGAGGATATGACGTAGTATTAGACCCAATATACAGTGGTTCTACATCATCACCACAAGCAGTATTAGTACCTTATGTTTCTAAATCAGAACAAACTATTGCGGGTGTATATAATAGAAGAGCATATTTAGGATATGACTTTACTAAAAAAGATAACGAACAATATTTAACTTACTTACCTAAAGTAGCAGTAGCTAATTCAACTGGTAAATTTAACGTAGATAAATTTTTCGGCCATCCATCTTCATCTTGGGGGGCAGATGCTATTAGTGGATCTTTAAGCGCATCAGTAGACCAAGCAGGAACATCAGGACCTACTTCGGATCAAGTTAAATTCTCAATACCATTTCAAGGAGGTTCAGATGGTATGAATCCAGGTACTATTAAGAGAACAGGAGAATATATCACAGAAACTAATTTACATGGTTTAAACTTAAACATAGGTCAACCAGGATATAACGCTTACGATAAAGCATTAGACATATTATCAAATCAAGATGAATATGATATTAATATGTTAGCTATACCAGGAGTAATAGCTAAATACCATTCAGCAGTAGTAACACAAGCTGTAAATTTTGTTGAAGACAGAGCAGATTGTTTTTATGTAATGGATGTAGTAGGACAGGATGATAAAGTAACAGAAGCAGTAACTGAAGCTTCTGGAAGAGATACTAATTATGCAGCTGCATATTACCCATGGGTTAAAGTATTAGACCCAGCTAAAAATAAACCAACATTTGTTCCACCTTCAGTAGTTGTACCAGGAGCAATAGCAGCTTCAGATAGAATTGCAGCAGAATGGTTTGCACCAGCAGGTTTAAACAGAGGAGTATTAGGAAATGTAATTGAAGCAAGAACAAGATTAAATCAAGCTGAAAGAGATGCTTTGTATGAAGGAAAAGTAAATCCAATCGCAACATTCCCAAGAACAGGAGTTTGTATTTGGGGTCAGAAAACACTTCAAGCAAGACCAACAGCATTAGATAGAATTAATGTAAGAAGATTATTAATTGAAGTTAAGAAATTCATTGCAAGTTCTTCTAAATACTTAGTATTTGAACAAAATACACTACAAACAAGAAATAGATTCTTAGGAATAGCAAATCCATATTTAGAGTCAATCCAACAAAGACAAGGATTGTTTGCATTTAGAGTAGTAATGGACGAAAGTAATAACACACCAGATGAAATTGATAGAAATAGATTAATTGGTGGAATTTACTTACAACCAACTAGAACAGCAGAATATATAATCCTAGACTTTAATATCTTACCAACTGGAGCTACATTTGATGGTGGTGGAGGTGGTGGAGGAAGCTACTAAAAAAAAGAAAAGTATTATATTTATAACGGAATAAAATAAAATAAAACGATGGCAATATTAAACACAAACGAAATCATGTTCACAGCATTTGAACCTAAACTACAGAATAGGTTTATAATGTACATTGATGGAATCCCAGCATTCCTAGTTAAAAAAGTAGGAAGACCAAATATATCATTTGGAGACGTAACTATTGATCACATTAACGTGAAAAGAAAATTAAAAGGAAAAGCTGATTGGCAAGACATTACTTGTGAGCTTTATGACCCAGTAACACCATCTGGAGCACAAGCAGTAATGGAGTGGGTTCGTTTATCACATGAGTCAGTTACAGGTAGAGATGGTTATTCTGATTTCTATAAAAAAGACATTAGATTTAACGCTTTAGGTCCTGTGGGTGATGTAGTTGAAGAGTGGATTTTAAAAGGAGCTTATTGTAAACAAGCTAACTTTGGAGACGCTGATTGGACTTCAGACACACCAATGAATATTAATCTTACTATTAGAATGGATTATGCTATCTTAAATTACTAATAATAATAAATTATATAAAAAGAAAGCGCCTAATTTGGCGCTTTTTTTGTTTCTCTATATATGTATATCTGAACTAGTTTTAATAATTAAATAACGTTATGGAAGAAACAAAACACCAATTTCCAACAGAGGAAGTTACATTACCATCAAAGGGTTTATTATACCCTAAAGAATCACCACTTTCAACAGGAGTCGTTGAAATTAAGTATATGACTGCTAAAGAAGAAGACATTTTAACAAATCAAAATTACATACAAAAAGGAACAGTAATTGATAAATTATTGAAATCACTTATTGTAACACCTATTGATTATAATGATTTACTAACAGGAGACAAAAATGCTATTCTTATTGCTGCTCGTATTTTAGGATATGGAGCAAATTATGAATTTAAATATCAGGATAAAGATGCAAGTGTTGATCTTAGTGAATTAGAAGACAAGGAATTAGATGAAAGTTTAATTGTAGAGGGTAAAAATGAATTTGATTTTACATTACCTTTTTCTAAAAAATCAATTACATTTAAACTTTTAACCCAAGCAGATGATACTAAAATCCAAAATGAGTTAAAAGGTCTTAAAAAAATTAACAAAAATTCTAACCCAGAAAATACAACACGTTTAAAACATACAATTTTGTCTGTTGATGGTGACATTACACCAAAAACTATTAGAGAATTTGTAGACAATTCGTTATTAGCAAGAGATGCAAGAGAGTTAAGAAAATATATAAATCATGTGTCTCCTGATGTGGATTTAAATGTGAATTTAACTTTAGGGGATGGAGAAGTAGTAGAAAATATTGCTTTGCCCATCGGTGTTAACTTTTTTTGGCCTGACGTCGAATTATAGAAGTATTATATTCCAACAGATCCATGATCTAGTGTACCACGGTAAAGGCGGCTTCGTACACTCTGAGGTTTATAATATGCCCATATGGATGAGAAAATTCCATATACAAAAAATAAATAAGTTTTTAGAAAAACAAAATGATGAAATAAAAAAACAACAAGGAAACGAAGAAATTGGAGACGGCAAACAAGTTCAAGGACCAAACATTTCACCTTCATCAACATTTAACTTTTAAGTAGAGGCATCGTATGATGCCTTTATTTTTTTCATATTTATATGTGAATAATAATATACTATGGCAAAAAAAGATTTAAAATTTTCTCAAGAAGAAGCCTCTATGGCTAGGGAAAGAGTAGATTCTCTTAAAGAAGCATTAGGTATAAATTCTAGAATAAATGAAGAACAAAGAACCCAATTAAGCTTAACTAAACAAGTAGCAGCACAAGCATTAGATTTTATAGGGAAACAAGAAGAAGGTCTTAGGTCTACAGCAGACATTCAAAAAGATCTTAATAAATCTATAACCCTTCAAGGTAAATTAAATGCTACTATTTTTGATGGGAGAACTAAAGAAAATAAAATAGTAAAAGATTCTTTAGATGTACAAGATGAAATTGTTAAAAAGAAACAAGCAGAACTTCAGTTTGCACAAAAAGTAGATAGCTCTTTAGGGCTTGCGGGCAAATCATTAGGTGTAATAAATAAATTATTTGGAAACCAATTAGGAATTACTGGTGATATCTTAAAAAATTCAAGAGCTAGATTAGCAGCTCAAGGTGATAATATCAATAAAGTAAAAGGTTTAGGTATTGTTGCAAGTGAAACAGGTAAATCATTAATGAAAAACCTTAATGATCCTTTAACTTACATAAAAATAGCATTAGATTATTCAGACCAAATTAATAAGTTTCAAAAAGGATTAGGCTTATCATACCTTGAAGCAGCAAGTTTAAGAGGTGAAATGACTTCTATAGCAGCCGCTAGTGGTAATATGGCCATTAATTCTACAAAGATTCAAAAAACATTCATGTCTCTTAATGCAGAATTTGGCACTGCATCTACAACTTTAGCTACGATGTTTCCTGAAGTAGTTACACAAGCAACCCAATTACAACAATTAATGGGTCTTTCTGCTAAGTCAACAGCAGCATTTGCATCAGCAGCAATAAGAACAGGTAAATCTTTAAAAGACATTAAAGAAGATTCTATAGGAGCAGTTGTAGCAGCAGAAGCAGAAACAGGAGCTAGATTAAACATTAAAGAAGTATTAGATGCTACAGGTCAAGTAACGGGCCAAATTAAAGCCCAATTAGGTGCTAATCCAGAAGCAATAGCAAAAGCAGTAGCAGTTGCTAAGCAATTTGGAATGGAATTAAAAGACATAGAAGCTACTTCTAAATCATTACTTAATTTTGAATCTTCCATAGAAGCAGAATTACAAGCAGAATTACTAACAGGTAAACAACTTAACTTAGAAAAAGCAAGATTAGCAGCATTAACAGGTGATTATGAAACATTAGCTAGAGAAATTAATAAAAATGTAGGAGATTTTAGTGATTTTAGTAAAATGAATGTTCTCCAACAAGATGCCTTAGCAAAATCTTTAGGTATGACTTCAGATCAGTTGTCTGACCAATTATTGAAAAAAGCTGACTTAGCAGCATTAGCTCAAGAAGCAAGAGCTATGGGTGATGAAGATTTAGCTAAACAATTAGAAGCTCGAAGTGCATCACAAAAATTCCAAGATGTTGTAGTAAAAATACAAACAATATTCGCTGACTTAGTAGGTGGTCCTTTAGCAGGATTTGTAGATTTATTAGGAAGTGCTTTAAATATATTAAATCCTGTTTTTATGGTGGTAGGAACTATAGCAAGTACTATAGCTAAAATGGCTTCTTTTGATTTTAAAAATATGAACGGCCTCGAAAAAACAGTATTTGCTATATCTGCTGGGCTATTAGCTATTAAAGGTACATCATTAGCGATTAATCTTGCTCAAAAAATAGGATATGAATTAAGTTTTGCAAAACTGCTCATGGAAGAAAGAATATCTGCAATAAAAACATTTCAGAAGGTAACTGGTGGACAAATGAATTTAATCGACCAGGCAGCTGTATTTTTGGGTCTTAAAAGAGCAGCAGGAGAAACGTTAGTTAATGTAGGTAAAAAATCAGGAAATAGATTAGGACTTGGGGGAATGTTAAGACAAGCAGGACAATTTATACTTAAAATGTTCACTGCACTACCCTTTCCCGCTAATTTAGCTGTGGGAGCACTAGGTGCGGGAATAGCAGCAGGACTAATAGGTAAATTTAGTAAAGGAGATGATGTTGTGTCAGGTGGGTATGG